TTTTTGTCGTGACCGTGGTTTTCATGTTCTCCCAACCGGACGACACATTTTCCTTGATGCTCGAAACTTTTTCAGAAAATCCGGTTTTGATTTCCTGTAATTTGTTTGACGCATTGGTTTTCCATTCGGTCATTTTTGTCGTGACCGTGATTTTCATATTCTCCCAACCATCCGAAACCTTTTCCTTGATCTCGGATGTTTTTTCAGAAAATTTTGTTTTTATTTCGGAGAGTTTTCCTCCGGACAAATCATCAACAAATGTGAATCCTGCGGAATAATATCCTTTGATTCCCTCCCATCCGGCAGCAACAACGCCCTTAATACCGCCTCCGTTTTCTTCGTAGGCGGTTTTCATGTTCCCCAGTTTTTCCTTTGCCGTTTCGGTCGCTGCTGACATGAAATTGTGAACGGTGTCCTTTACGCTGCTGAATACTTTCGTTGCCTCTTGTCCGATGGTGCTATTTTTTATATTATCGCCGATCTCTTTGACCTTTTCCGTGACCGCTTCTTTCGCTTTCGTGAACGCTCCCGTGATGGTCTCTTTGATTGCCTCAAATTTTTCTTTGATGTTACTCCACAACTCGGACAGTTTTTCTTTGACGGTGTCCCAGTTTTTGTACAGGGCGACACCTGCTGCGATCAGTCCTCCAATCAGTGCCACAATCATGATAATCGGACACAGGTTCATAACTGCATTTAATGCGGTCTGTGCAGCGGTCATCCCTCCGGTTGTTGCCGTGGCTACGGTCGTCGCTGCCGTATGTGCTGCCGTGGCTGCTGTTCCTGCCGTATCTGCTGCCGTTCCTGCTGCCGTGGCTGCTGTTTTCGCCGTGATCTTAGCGATTATCTGTGCAGCTCCGGACACAAATTTCTGTCCGGTCGTTACCGTGTCAGAGATTCCCTTTGCCACTTTACCGAATCCGATTGACAACGGACCGATAGCAGCAACCACAAGACCCACCTTGAGGATTGTTTGCTGTTGGCTCTCGTCTAAATGTCCGAACCATTCACTTAACAGGTGTACTTTTTCGGTAAATTCTTTTACTATTGGTGCAGCCGATGACATCACTGTTTGTCCGAACTGTAATGTCGTATTTTTCAACTCGTTTAATGCGATTTTTATATCATACGATGTTGTTTTCATTTTGCTAAACGCCGTATCTGTCGCACCTGTTGAATTTCTCATTTCTTGTAAAGTTCCGTTGAAAGAATCTGCTCCATCTCCTAAGAGAATCAATCCTGCTTTTGCTGCCTCGGACGATGAAAACATATCTCCCATAGACAGATTTTGTTCTTTTGCTGCATCATTGATAATGCTTAATACATCCGCAAGGCTTGAACCGCTTGACATTAATTCCCCGAAAGATTTTCCCGTCTTTTCTCTCAATATTGTATCTGTTGTACTTCCTGTTTTTCCAAGTTCGTTCAACATTGAGTTCATGTATGTCGTTGATTCTGCTGTTGCAACACCGTTCGCCGTCATTATTGCATAGCCTGTGCATAACTGGTCTAGTGCCACGCTGTTGGCATTTGCCGTCGGAATAACTTTTCCCATCGCTGACGATAATTCAGCAACGGTTGTTTTTCCTAAATTTTGTGTCTGTATCAACATATCTGACACATTCGTCACTTCGGTCGCCTCTAAACCATAAGCGTTGAGAATAGTCGTCAATACATCCAATGTATTCCCGGATTCTGCAAATCCCGCTGTTGCTAATTTTGTTGACTCTCTTACGAAATTTACAGCATCACCCGTTTTTTGTCCTGCACTTATCGCATTATATACATTGTCTGCTATATCTCCCGCTGCAATTCCTGTTTCATTTGATAAACTCAGAATTGCATCTGACATGTCATCAGCAGACATTACGCTGTCATCCATAATTGTTGATACTTTTGCAATATCATCCTCAAAGTCAATCGCCATTTTCCCAGATGCCGTTGCAAAAGTCGTCAGTCCCATTGACACGACTGACATTTTTTTCCCGAAACTCTCCATCTTTTCGCCCGCTGTCTCACAAGCCTTTGCGAATGTTTCGAGTTTATGATTCTTTAATTGTTCGTTTACATCTTTTAGTTCTGCCTCCATATTCATGAGGGCGGTCTTTGATTTTTCTGTCTTTGCTGTCTGATTTGCAAGAGCGGTCTCCGTCTTTCCGATTGCCGTTTCATTTGCCTTGTATTCCTGTTCCAGTTTGTCAAGTTCCTCTTTCAAGGCTTTCGACTGCTCGGAGTTTTTTCCGGTCTCCTCTGTCGATTTTGCATAGGCATCTTTCGCAGCGTCGATCTTTGACTTGAGTTCCTCCTGCTTTGTTTTCTGTTCTGACAGTTTCTTTGTCAACTTTTCCTGCTGCTCACTGTTCAACTGCACGATGCCTTTCTGCACCGTGATTTTTTGAGTGAGCGATTCGGCTTTTGCCTTGAGGCTGTCTGTTTCTGAACCGAACAACTTTGCTTTCGTTGCTGCCGTCGTATATTCCGCAGACAGGACTTTCATTTGTGCTGCTGCCGATTTCATTTGTGACTGGTAATCACTTGAATTTGCAGAAATTTTGACGCTTGTATAAGCCATTCGGTCGCCTCCTCTCCTACTGATTTTCGTTGATTGTGTCTAATTCAAAACGCAAGTATTCCAACAACGTGACAATGTTTTCTTTCATGCACTGACTGTATGAGTTTTTCAATAGCCGAATCGCAATTTTTACAACACGGTCAACAATTTCCCCGCAGACTTTCCATTGATTTTCCTCCGGTTCTTCCGGCTCGTCCTCATAACCGTTTTCACGGTCAAATTCGTCAAATACGGACTTTTCTTTTTCTACCTGTTCAACCTCGACAATGTTCAATAGTTTCTCCGCAATAATGTTCTGCATCACAAAATGAACTGTCTTGATTGCCGTTAGAAAATCAATCGCATCAATCTCCCCGATTTCTGCAAGTGTCAATTCGTTCCCGAACAACTCCTGCATTATCTTTGTGTTGAAAAACATCACTCCGGAAATCTTTTCCGTGTGATTTTTCTCCATGAGACTGATATATTTTTTGTACTGCTCCACCGTTATGGAGTTGATAAAGTATCTTTTCCCGCTGCAAGTGACCTCTATTTCCGGCATCACTTGCCATTCTGAAAATTTTTCTCTATCTTCTCCATGCGTTTTGTGAGTTCTTCCCCGATTCCTGCATCAATGAACTGGAACTCAAGAATCAAACCTGCTGCATCCAGTCCGGTCTCCGGATTCTTTAATTCTTCGACTGTGAACTGATCTCCGTATGCTTTGCAGATAAACAGTGCCATTATCTCGATGTCCTGTCTTGTGTATCTCGGATGTGCGTCCGTCTGCTCTGCAATATCGAGGTACTCCGTGTATGTATCAATCGACATTTTCGGCATTGTGAACTCTTTGTTGCTGATGATGATTTTTCTATTCATGGTTTATCCTCCTGTTATATCCCCTGTTACGCTGCTGCGTCGTCCTTTTCCTGCACCTTTGAAAACCAGTTTTTGATTGCATCCGCTGCCTTTGTGTTCTCTTTCACAAGGTTTGATTCATCGACTGAAATTTCATACGCATTATCAAGATTTCTCTCATAGAATGAACCCTTGATGCTCTTTGTCGTCGGAGACAGTTTGCCCTCTTTTGTGCTTGCCTCCTCGCTGATTCCCTCTGCAAATTTTCCTGCGTATAACCATTTAAAATCATACTTTCCGTTCAGTTTTCTCTCACGCCATCCGATAGCGACCTCCGGTGCTTTGTCGTCGGCTGTCTTGACAAGGAAACCGTTCTCGTATAACTGACCGAATAAAATCTGTCTGTCCTGCGGTGCAAGTGCATTGACCTCAAGTTCAACCTCTGTTCCCTCGTATGAGTTGATGACCTCCTCTGTTCCGTCGTCGGAGTAAATCTTTTCAGATGTCCATTTTTCATCAACTTTCGCCTTGATTGCTCTTGCCAGTTTCACCGGAGTTCCTGCAACATATCCCGTCGCATCGTTCTGTGTGATTTTTGCGATGTAGAAATCTCTACAACCGCATGTTCTACTTCTGACAATCTGCTGCACTGTTTCGCTTACCTGTGTTACTGTTTCGCTCATGTCTATTCCTCCATTTCATAAAATTTTGAAAACCTTTGTGCTTTCATATAGATTCCGTCCTCCGGTTTGGAATCGTCGCCGTTCCTGCCCTCAAACGAGAACCCATTCTTTTTCATGAGTGTCTTGATTTCCCTCGCAAGTTCAACCTCGTCACTCTCCGAAAAAATAGTGACCTGCAATGACAGCGTCACTCCCTCCGCATCATCGTCCGAAAAGTTCTCGTCGTCCTCTCCCAAATCCCACAAGGTCACATGTCTGTCGTGAATGTTCTTGTCATACCATCCTTGCATGACAATGATTCCCCCGTCTGAAATCTGTTGCAACGCATCCGATGCGTCTTTTATGATGTCCGGACTGTTCACGCTATCACCTCATTTCAATGTGTTGTCTAAATAGGATTGATACTCCTGTTCTGCGATTTTTTGCAGTTCCGCATCTGCCTCACGCCCTGTCGCATAGATAAACTCTTGAGGTGGGCGGTATATTGTTCCCCAGTTAATGAATTTCACATAAAAATGTTCGCTATTATCGGACTTTTCCCATCCGACATTCGCTGACGCTCCGGTGTCTTTCACCTTGACTGCTCCCAGTGGAACGCTGTCCGCTGCATGTGATGTGACCGATGATTTTGAACCGAATCCTCGACCGCTCAACTTTATATCTGCCGACTTTGGAATCTTTCCCGACATAATGCGTTTCACGACGGGTTCACCCTGCTCGACAATCTTTTTATTGACTGCTCGGATGTCCTCGTCGCTTGCTGCATCCTCAAACGCTTTCATGAGTTCCTGCAACCCTTGAAATTCCATTTCAATTTTCATCGCATCCCTCCGGTGTCAGATTATGACACTACGCCCCCGCTCTGCATTTCAACTGATATTTCCTGTCGTCTGTAAACATTGGAGACGCATCATATATCTTGAACTCAACGCCTTTGTACACCGCATAGAACTCTTTCAAATTCAGTCGGATTTCTTCCATCTTGTCGCATGTTCGTGTCTCAAAAACGATTGTGTTTTCAAGTCCGGTCTGCAAGGCTGTGTATTTCTCATTTGTTCCCAAACTCTTGACCTCGCACCAACAGGAATAAAACTCTGTTTCCTCCTGCTGCCGTCTGCCATCAACAACGCTCGACACCTTGCGAATTATCTTGATTCTGCCTGTCATTGTGCTGCACCTCCGTATATTTCTTTCAAAAGCATTGAGGAGGCAGCAGAGGCAAGCAGTTTCGTGTCGCTCCGGTATTTGTCACGGTTGTCGTAAAGTTCTTTCACGGATATAAATGCAAGCAGTTTTTGACGGCTTGTGAGGCTGTACTGGTCGAAATTCGGAATCAGTTCCGTCATTTCCTGCATGGTCACATCAAACATCAATTCAAGGATTTCCATGTCGTCGTCATAGTCGATGTGACAATATACCTTGCATGTGGTAATCAGACCTGCTCTGTATTTCTCTTTTTCTTCATCCGTCATGTTTCTCACCTGCTTTCAATAGCAGGACGGATTCACCGCCCTGCTGCCTTGTTACCCGTTGACAACCTCTGTGATCTCGCCTTTGATGACTGCATCCTTGTCAACTGCCTGTACATCGAAACGGTCACGAACCTTGAGACCTGTCATGTCCTTATCCCATAACCCCGCACCTTTGTCATTGAGGTCGATTGTCAGAACATTTCTGTCGAAAAGTGTGATAGCCTCTTTTAAGTCACCACAGAAAACAGGATGCTTGTACCCGTCGATTGTGTGACCATCGCTGTTCATAATCGGTGTGGATTTGAGTGTTTTCTTTGACAGCTTCACGATTCTGTATTCTCCAAAAAGCATCTTTCCCTTTGTCTGCTGTGTCGGGTCTTTCTGCAAAATATAGTTTCCGTCCTTGTCCTTTAACTTGTCGAGGTAGTTGAAACCGCTCTGATTCGTGATGACGATTGAGGATTCTGCAATCGCAGGGTCTAACTGCTCATTGAAAATGTCCTTGAGGCTGTCGAGGTTCTCCACTGTGACCTCTTTTCCCTTTGTCATTTCATTGAGTACCTTGAGAATCATTGCGTTACGGGTTGCCTTTGTCTTTTTCGCAATCCATTTGTTGATGTACGCCATGATATTGGCTGCGGTGTCCTCAAGCAGCTCTGCGGTCATCTTGAGGATTCCACCTTTTTTCTTTACCTTGTACTCAATCGGTAAAAATTCCGGCTCGTCCATCTCCGGAAAATCCGCAGCCTCGTCCACGTTGTCAAACGGGGTTGATTCTGCATCGACCTCAATGTTTCGTGTTCCGGTCTTTGTCACAACCCCCTCGACATTGACATACTGCTCAAGGTTATCGGATGAACGACGCAATTCGATGATGTCTGTTCTGATGTCCTCCGGAATGGTCACGCCGATTCTGACCTCTCCCTCACTTCCTGCGGTTGTGTCGGATGTGAGGGCGTTCTTGTACACCTCAACATCTGCCTCGTCTGCCTCTCTGTGCAGGAATCCGGCTTTGACGATGTTGACGAACGCTTTCACAAGGTTCTTTTTATCAACCTTTTTCTCCCCGCCAACCTGTTTTGCAGTGCCTTTGTTGACCTTATCCTCGATGCCGTCCTGCTCGTCCTCGTCCAGATCATAAAGGAGGTCGAATCTGTTCTGTAACTCTTTGAGTTCCTCCTTTGCTGCCTTTGCCTTGTCGAGTTTTCCGTCGTTTACAAGGCTCTTGACTTCGTTTTTCTTGTCATTGATCTGTTTCAGTAACTTCTGTAATTCCTTATTCATGACTTTCTGTCCTCCATTTCTTACATACCGTAAAGGTATAAATCGTCGAGAATCTCCCGCTTTTCTGCCTCAATTCTCTGTTCCTCTGCCTGTGCTGCTGCATTACTCCTCTTTTCCAATTCTGCAAGCACTGCATCGACAATGTTCTCCGTTTCAGTTCCCTTGAGTGTCTCCGGAATATTGTTGTATTTCTCAAAATAGTCGGATGCACACGCTGCGACTGCTGCCTTTTCTTCGATTTCAACATTGAAATACTGCTGCATCTTCTTGCTGTCGAACCATGTCTCATTGCTCATGAGGCTCTGAATCTTGTCTCTTGTGACACCCTCCTGCACATGCTCCATGTAAACGTCGAGGATTGAATCCTCGCAGAGATTCAACTGCTTTATTACTGCCTTGAAATCATCTGCGTTGCCGTATGCCATGCACAACGGTTTGTGAATCATCGCCTGTGCCCCTGTTGCAAAATGCAGTTCATCGCAAGCGAACATGATGACTGATGCGATGGATGCAGCCATTCCGTCAACATAGCCGACTTTGTGTCCGTCGTATCGTTTTAACTGGTTATAGATTGCCAGCCCCGCAAATACGTCTCCACCTCCGGAATTGAAATAAATATCAATATCCTCATAGCCGTCTAACTGATTGAGAAAATCTGCGATGTCCTGCGGGCATCTGTCCTCCTCGTACCACATGGATTCCCATGTCGCTGATACAATGTCGCCGTAGAAATACAAGGAACATCTGCTCTGCTCCTCGTCCTGCTCCAAATCCAAATAGCCGACATTTTCAATCTTTCCGCTGCGTTTATTTTTCTTTGTGAAATCAAAACGTCCTTTCTTTGGCATGATTATTCACCTCCCTCCTGTTCGTCCTCGTCCTCTACCTCGTCGGTTTCGTCCGGTTCTGTTGCTGCGTCCGGCTGCTCTGTGTCCGGCTCTGTTTTTTCTTCCGGCTGCTCCGGTTCTTTGGTTTCATCCGGTTCGGATTCACCTTTCAAATATGCTGCTCCCGCCATCGTCAGCGGTACGATGCTACCATTTGCAAGCAGAACATCGCCTCCCTCCGCATCTTCCATGTCGAGTTTCCGTCTCGCCTCGTTTGGTTTGATAATCATTCCACCGACACCGTTTCTCAAATATTCCATCTGCGTTTTTGAATCGGTGCGGAACAACACTTTTTCATTGAATTTGTAGTAATATCCATCGTCTGAATCGTCATCCGGCAGCATCTTGAAATTGATTTCCTCTTCGTACTGCTTGATGATGAACAATTCTGTGTCAACATAGAACGATAGCTGCTGCATCTCGCTGTTACTATATGACGACTTTGAATAGTCGTTGATCTGATTCGGTTTCACTCCGAACGCTCCTGCGATCTGCAAGGCATTGTATTTTTTCAGTTCAAAGAACTGCGAATCTGTCAGTTTAATGTCAAGAGGTGTGAGCTTCATTCCCAACGGGACGGGCAGGATTTTTCCTGTGTTCTTTGCCCCGCTGCCGAACTCTTCAAACGATTTAACAAGTGCTGTTTTTGCTTTTTCATTCAGTTCTCCGGTATATTCGAGCGTTGCCTTTGCTGTCAGACCGCTCTCATACAAGTTGTTCATGAACGCCTGTGATTCAGATGCACCCGCAACCGTGTCTCTCAATATCTGCTGCACTGGTAGTCCTGTGATTCCGTCAAAACTGAATGATGTTTTGAAGTGCATGACTTCATCTGTACTGAATACATATTGACGACCGGATGTCGGGTCTGTGTAGACATACCACAACCGCCCCACTCCTGCGAATATTCCTGCATCGTCAACAACGATCTGCACACAATTTGACTGCATAACCCACAAATCAACAATTTTGATTTCACCGCCGTATTTCTTGCGGTCAAACTTCTTTCTCATGTACACATAAGCGTTCCCGTAGTGGTTTCGATTGATCTCAACGGTGTTCCAAAATGTCGTAGGGGTCATGAATGGATTCGGTCTTTTGGAGAGCAGCTTCGATGTTTCCGTCGCCTCTGCCTCGATGATTCCCTTGTCCGTTTTCTGATAATATTTGATAGGCATTTTTGCAAGGGTCTCCGACAGCATCTTGAGGCAAGTGAAATATGTGACCTCTGATGTCGGTTTCCCCTTTCTTTTCAGACCTATCCTTTCAAGGAATGACGGTGAGTTCAGTGTCACAACGCCTCCGCTGTCCTGTGGTTCACCTCTCCACCAATTCGCAATTTTTTCTCCTAATCTCTGAAACGGATTCATTTATTTCTCACCGCCTTTCTTCATGTATTTTTCAAATTGCTCAAGCCATTCATTGACAGTTTCATTCACATCCGGACGATATTCCTCTTTCATTGCGTGTTTCCATGCGTCGATAATGGCATCAATCGGGTCAATTCTCTCTGTCGTGATGTCTTTGTCAATTTTTATTTCGCCGTAGTTGTTTGAGATGGTCTTTGCATTTGCAATAGACCACACAAGCAAGCTGTCGGCAGGGACAACGATCTTGTTTCCCTCTTTTCCGACCTCTATTCCCTCGATTTCCACATTGCCCGCCAAAATCTCAAGTCTGAAATCAACTGTCGCATCGTTCAACTCTTTCGCTGTCTGTGTGACAGAGATTGAATCAAATCCCAACGCCTCAAGGTCTGACAGAAACGCCGATGCGTTATGCGGGTCATAACATATCAACTGTGGTTTGAGGTCGTATTCTTTCACCAAATCCTCAAGATATTTGATGATGTATTTGTAATCTGTCTTTATTCCTCCCAGTGTCTCGGTCACTGTCACAAGTCCCTTTTCAATCCATACATCATAGGGGACTTTGTCGGTCTTGATATGTTCATCCACCCTTGAGGACGGGATGAACGAATGTGTGTGTACAAAATATTTC